CACACAACCGTACGCAGCTATTGCCTTGGATTTAGAAGAGGGGTATTTTTATCCGCCCGACGAGTTTGGTCCTATTAAAAAGCCGGTACAAGAAGGTAACCGCGCAGCCGGACCAACAAAACGAGGTGCCGTTACATCAGGTACAGGAGAAGCAAAAAGTACCGCCGAACTGGACTGGTATGTAAATTACATTAACGGTGGCGGTATGCAAAAAGCACTGGCAACCGGCGTAAAATTGGGCTTCAAAGCATGAACTACCAATCAATTCGGGCATCAATCGAGAATCCGTTGCTAACTGCGTTTGGCGCACTGGTGCCTGCGGTGCCGATCTACTTCGACAACATCACAGCCGTCCCACCCAATACCACCACCGAGTACGTTCGGGTCAACATCACATTCGGCATCACGAATGAACCCACACTGACCAGCAGTGTGGACAATGCGCGTGGCGCCCTTATCATCCGCATCTTCACGGAAAAAGGTCGTGGTCCTACCCGCAACCAAGTCCTACTGACCACGGCTGTAAACGTACTTGAAACTCTGAATAACGGTGCCAAGGCAAGCACCGGCACCTTTATGCGGTTAGGTGAAATCAACGGCCCGACATTTTCTTCTACTGAAGAAAGCCCCCATTTCATGGGTCGAATTGACACAAGCTGGGTGGCAACAGTCCTTACCTGAAGACTGTTGCTATTCTGGTATAAGCCGGGCAGTGCCCGCCCCACTGTCCATCCCCTTGGTAAGTCCCTATGGCCACCACTGTCCTGTCCGGCACGTCCGGCGCTCTGTATTACAAGCCCGCTGGCACCTCCGCCAACTTCGGCCCCACTGATGTCACCGTTGCTGGTGCCATCATCAACGTCGGCGCTTACTACAACTTTAAGGTCGGTGATCCTGTAAAGTTCCGCGTCGTCAACCTGCTCGGCGGCACCGTCGCAGGTACCCTGCCTGCCGGCATCACCGCTGGTACCACCTACTACGTTATCGGCTACAACGCAGCCACTGGTGCCCTGACTGTTTCTGCCACCCTCGGCGGTAGCGTCATCACGATCACCACGCAAGGTACTGCCGTAGCTCCGAACAAGTTCGAGGCTTACTACGCCGACTACGCTGTCGTGGGTCAAGTCCGTGACTGGACGTTCGACATCACCCGGGCTGAAATCGACGTGACCACCATCGGTCAAACCCCTGGTCAGTACGTCCCCTTCAAGAACTACATCTCCGGTTTCGGCGATGGCACTGGTTCTTGCACGGTCTACATGTCGGATGACGACTTCGCGCTTGCTAACCGCATGATCGAAGACGTGCTCCAGCGCAACCAGAGTGGTGCAGCCTTCAAGCTGTACACCAACCGGATCATCAGCGGCAGCACCGTCGATGAGACCAAGAGTCGCTCGATTGCNATGGACGCAATCCTGACCAGCGCCTCGCTCTCGGTGGATCCTGACAATGCTCAGACCATCGCCATNAACTTCCGTCCTGCCACCACCCCCTCGTTCGACTTCCTGACTACTGCCTGATAGTCAAACAGGCAGTAACTGAGCCCCGGTTTTTGCCGGGGCTTTTTCATGCTTATTGCGTTACACTAGATCGTAAATCAACAAGGTTTTATGCCTTCCTCGATTCCTGTTAGGGCGATTGACCGTCTGCGTAAGGCGGCAAACCTGGAACCCAGCAAAAAGAACGTGGAGCTTTCCGATGGCACCACCTTCGAAATGTGGGTCAGNCCGCTGACCATGGCCGAGCGCGAACGCGCCCAAAAGCAGGCCAAGTCGGATGATGCCAACGCCTTCGCCCTTCAGCTGCTGATTACCAAGGCACTGGACGAGAACGGCGCCAAGCTGTTTGCCCCTGGTGAGATCGACGTCCTGAAAAACGAAGTCAAGGACAAGGACCTCCAGACCTTGATGCTGGCGATCCTTACCGACGACTCCGAGCCCATCGACCCAAAGCCCTAGCTGCCGAACTCCGTAAAGACAACTGGCTCATGCTCCAATTTGGCGTCGCCAAAGAGCTGGGCCTAAGTTTGACCGAAGTCCGGACGACACTGACCGCCGAGGAGTTGCTTGGCTGGAGCGCCTACTTCCAGATCCTGAACGAGGACCAGGAAAAGGAGATGGAAAAAGCCAAACGCCGCCGCTAACCCGGCGGCTTTTTTCTTGGTTTAGACTGAACGGCATGGTGTAAGTCTTGTCCAGTGGCTTCTTACAGTGCCGTAATCAACGTAAGTGTCAGCGGCCAAGCAGCCCTAGACAAGTTAGAGGGTAGCGCACGAAATATTCAGACTCTTATTCAAGGTATAAAACAGCAAAAGGATATATTTAACCAAGCCGTAGGAACAGAAAAAACAAGAGAATTAAAGAAAAATTTAGAAAATCTTGTAAACAGTTTTGCTCTTGCACGCGACGGCGCAAGGCAGTTTGAAGTAACGGTAGGGGGCAAGACACAGAAGGTAAATATGTATTCAAAAACGCTCGCAGGTTTAAGTAACCAGCTGGGCACTTTTAGGGTTATAGCAGATAACGCAGCTGTAGGTAGCGACAGATTTGTAAATTCTCTTATTGCCGCTAATAAAGTATCAAACGAGTTAGCTCGTACACAAGCGAAAGCCATAAGCGTCGGCACGGGCGTCACCGGCACGCCTAAAAATGTGCAGGAAGTATTGGCTCTCGGCAAAGCTATCCCCGACACCATCGAAGGACTTACTTTTTACAAAAGTAAATTAGAAGAGTTACTCGCCACATTAAAATTAACTTCAAACGAATTTAGAGCTGTAGAGGAAGCGTCAGCGGCTGTAGACGTCAGGTTAGGTAACGCTCGTCTTACAGGACAAACTTCCGCAATTACGCCTGCGGCAGGCCCAGCATCACGTATTGATACTGTCGCATCGTACGAAAAACGCGCCAATTACGCGCAAAAAATTGCCGACCTTGAATACAAACAACTTACAACTGGTCAACAAATTGTAAAAGCAAAGCTCACAGAAACACAACAAGAAGAACTGCAAAATCGCCTTGGTCAAGCCAGTGAAGCTCTAGCCAAAGGTGACCTGGCGTTAGCTCAACGACTTACGGTGGAGCTACGCAACCAGCGCATCCTCTACGAACGTACAAATCGTGATAGGGAAGCACTGATGCGTCCCACGTCAATGGTTGCGGGGGCAAATCTTCCTGTCCGAGGCGGAAAGGATATTATTGGTTCCCCAATAAATCTCCAAGAAGGAACTAAAGCTGCCGTAGCTCTGGCGCAGCAAAAACAACGGGCATTGGCCGATGAACTTGCTGCATTACAGAGAGGTACGGAAGCCGCAGTAGCACTGGCACGACAAAAAGAAAAAGCAGCTGCAGACGAACTGACAGCCTTGCAGGGAGGCACCAAAGCCGCAGTAGCACTGGCGCAGCAAAAACTAAAGGCAGCTGCAGATGAACTGACAGCACTACAGCAGGGCACTGAGGCTGCAGTAGCACTGGCACGACAAAAAGAAAAAGCAGCTGCAGATGAACTGGCGGCTTTGCAAACCGGCACCAAAGCCGCTGTGTCCCTAGGACAACAAAAACTAAAAGCAACAGGTCCAGAGCAAGCTGAGGCCAGTCAAAAACGTCTAAACAATTTACTTAATTCAGCTTTAATTGCAGAACAAGCAATAATAAAAACTGCCGCAAAAGGTATAGACGTTAAAGATCAACAGGCCCAGATTCAAAGTGCTATTACAAAACTACAACAACTAGACGCCACGGCTACTAGCGCAGAACTTTCCACTTACGACACTTTATTGAATCTTATACGCAACGAACTAAAACTTAAAAGAGCTATCGCATCTGCCGATGCGGCAAGCGCAAAAAGCACAAAAGAAAAAACCAAAGCTACTAAAGAAGACAAAAAAAGTTTTGGTCTATCTGATGCCGTAATTGGTGGCGCATTTCCGCTGCTGTTTGGGCAAGGTATAGGTGCATCTTTAGGTGGTGCATTAGGTGGTGGTATTGGTTCACGCGTAGGCGGCGGTAAAGGCGGTTTCGGCGGTTCTCTGGTTGGCACCATCGTCGGTCAAGCTACGATTGATTTTGCTATAAATAGTGCGCTCAAACTAGGTAAAACCTTAGAAGCACCTACATCAAATATTGAACAATTTATCGAACTTTTGGGTATTGCCGGTACAGGATTAAAATCAAATATAAGAGTTTTACAAGAACTGGGCCTAACCTCTACTGCAAGTTCGTTGGCTCTAGCAAAATTAGAGGCTACTTTAGGTGCAGAAGGTTTTAAAAACGCCGAGGAATTCAGTAAAGATGGGCAAAATCTTGCTAACGCCTTCAGTCGTCTTCAACTAGCACTTGCGAATTTAGCTAACGGTGCTCTACCGGGTATACTTGATTTTCTTACAAATGCTATAAAAATAGCTGCTAATGCTGGTTTACCTAGAGGCGGCTCTCTGGGTGCGGCTGCCGGCGTAGCCACAGCAACAACACAAAAAACTGCAGGTCAGTTACGTGCCGAAAACTTTATTGGGCCTACCCCTGATGCGGATCTCACACTAGAACGCGCTGCCCAACAAGCTATTACACAGGAAAAACAAAGACAATTAACTCTTGCTGCAGCGCAAAAAAACCTAGAAGAAAATAGGTTAAGTTTGACCCGCGTAGATCTGGCGGCTGAACAGGGTCGTATAGCCGTCCTGCAAATTCAAAATGACTTAACACGTAAACAATTAGAACTTAGTAAAGAAACAGAAGCAACTAAAAGAAGCCTTCTTGATCTAGATATTAAATTACTGGAACAACAACAGGCTCAAGCGCAGGCCGCCCAGCGTAACGCTGTCATCGAAGCACAACGTGCTGTGACACGTCAAATAGGCGGTTTGATGATCGAACAAACTGAACTAGAAAATCAGATATTTGTACTCCGTAGCGAAAGTGCAAAACTTCTACAAGGTGAAGCAGTGGGTTTAGCGAGTGAATTAAATAACCTAGAACAACGTTATCAAAATGAAATAGACATTTTGTTTGTACGTAGAGATTTAGAAAAATTAGGGGTAAACGAAGTTGAAGTTTTACAAGAAATAAATACAAAGTACGACGGTTTAGCAGCTGTTGTACAGCAACGACTTAACAACGAAAGAGAAACATTAAAGCAACAAGAAGCTCAGTACAATTTAACCCAGCTTCAAATAAAACAGCAACGTGAGTTGGCAAACCTAGAAACAAGCGGGCGTTTCCAGCTGGAACTTCAGCGAACCCAGTCGTTCCAAGATCCTACTGGCATCGGTTTCTTTGGCGACGCACTCCTAAACCAAAAACTTAATCTCGAAGAATACACAATTACACTGCGTAATTACGACGCACAGTTACGTGCCCTACGAGAAGGCGCAGCTATAGAAGGTTTGAATACTGATGTAGGAATCAAACTTACACAAGAAGCCGATAAATTACAAGATCAGATAGCTCTGTACAAAGAATACCAACCAGCAATTATCCAGGCTAGGCTTGAGCAGGAGAAGTTTAATGCAGTATTTAATGCCACTAGTCCTATAGTTGACAACTTGTTTACCAGCATCAGTAATGTTGTAGCCGGAACTATGACAGCTAAAGAAGCGTTTGCTTCTTTCTTGACTAGCATTGCTGACATGCTGGCCGATACGGCAAAGAAAATGATTGCACAGTACATTGCAATCGGAATCGCCCGTATGTTTGCCGGTGTACCGGGCGGCAGTGGTGGCAGTGCTTTTTCAGCCGACACGTTGCCTGCTGTTGGCGACGTAGGCACTGGCTTCAATTTTGACACTGGTGCCATGTTGAACTTCGGCGGCTTCAAAGCCAACGGCGGCCCCGTATCCAGCGGTCAGATGTACATGGTTGGCGAACGTGGCCCTGAGCTGTTCGTGCCGGGCCGCAGTGGCACCATCGTCCCCAATGACCAGATGGGTGGTGGCGGGGAAGTCAACGTAGTCGTCAACGTAGATGCCAAGGGCAGCAACGTGGCCGGTAATGACCAAGACGCCAATCAACTGGGCCGCGTCATCAGTGCTGCAGTACAGTCAGAACTGATTAAGCAGCAACGGCCCGGCGGTCTTCTCACACGCTAATGGCTACGTTCCCCAACTACAAACCACGCGTTGGTGCCAGCAAAAGCAGCGCACCCAAGGTACGCACTACGCGTTTTGGTGACGGTTACGAACAGCGCGTTCGGTTTGGCCTTAACCAAGACGCCAAGGAATGGACGCTGGAATGGAACGTAACCGAGACAGAGTCTGACGAGATTGAAACATTCCTCGAAGCTCGCGCTGGTTCAGAGTCGTTTGACTGGACGCCACCTGATACCAGCACTAGCTACAAGTGGGTGTGCAGCGAGTGGCAAAAGTCAATCGACTACCCATTTCACGTTGTCATCCGCGCTGTTTTCCGCCAAGTATTCGAGCCTTAAACGATGGCAGTTCCTGTTGCGTGGATTAGCAGCACTGCGTACACCGTCGGCACTGTTGTTCGCGCCTATACAGACAATGGCGGCGGCTTCTTCTACCGCTGCATTGTTGCGGGCACATCTGGCGCTGCTGAACCATTTTGGCCGACGGTCATTGGCAATGAAGTGCAAGATGGCACTGTCACCTGGATGGCAGTGTCAATCATTGCGGGCGACCTTCAAACGCCATCGCCAGATGCCATTATCGAGATGTTTGAGCTTAGTCTCAGCTCTACCATCCACGGCAGCAACGAAATTTACCGCTTCCACGCTGGGACAAATAGCTTATCGGGCTACGGCAATATCTTCTGGAGAAACAACGAATACCTAAGATTTCCCGTTGAA